TCCATTGGTGTGAAACTCGGCATATTTGCGTCACATAACACAACATTACCTGCTGGGTCGTTGTTAATTAACGCTGAGTTTTCATAAGAAAAACGCCTTGTTTCTACGCAAGGCATTTGTATTAATGGAAAGCCTAAAGGAACACTGACAGGAACAACGGGAACATTTATCTGTGGAGCGTGAATTACATACCTATCAATAACGGGTATCTCAATCTTTGGAACCATCAATGATCATATTAATTAAGATGGTCTTACTGTAATGACTAGCCGTACCAGCAAGCAGTTGAAGTTGCTTGCTAGTTTTGTATCTAAGGAACCTCCTATAGCCGTCCATTGGATCGGGACTTGTATAAACAAATAACGACCCAATAGCCCTAAGAGGATTCATTATCTGAATGAAGGGATAGCTTTCTTAGGTAGTTGAATTCCAGGTGAAGTTAGCTTAGGCATCTGACCTCCTACAACATTAGGTAAAGCACCTTTAAGCTCGCCCATCAATTGATTCTTGATCTTGTTTTGGAACTGAGGGCTTTTAACGTATTGAAGTCCAAAATAACCACCGCCAAAGACAGCAACTATCCCTAGAAAGTTTAGGATAGTAAGGACTTTAAGAATTTTTTCAAACATGAAAGATATTTGGAGAGATGCCTTTTTGAAGGCACTTACCCCAATTATAATCATGGGCTGTGCTTTGGGAGCTACTCTTGCGCCTCTGTATCTTGTTGGGGCATTTCACATTCAGCAGCTTGACCAGCAGTAGATAGCATTTGACTTTGTGCTTCTACAACGCCGAGTTTTGCTCCTTCTAAACGATCTATATTTCTAATAGAAGTAGCTCTTGCTTGCTCTAATTGTTGTAGGCGGTCTTTCTCTTGTTTGATCTTCTGATCGTAATCCGCAACAAGCTTATCGAGAATTTCAGACATAAAATAAGTATTTTATTATTACTATATTATGCCAGCCCTTAAGACGGTTTAGGGTATTTGTCTTTTGTTTCTTTTATCTTGGCTTTCCATGCATCTATATCATGGTAAATCATATCTAATTGTTCTCCGAAAGGTGGGTACTCCCTTTTTCTAGGGGTTTGATAATCACTAATATTTTTGAGCCTGTTTATTTCAGCTGTTATCTCTGAATCAGTAGGCTTAGTTCTAGAATCATTCCATTCTAAATCATCCAATCCTCTTAGAGTGAAATCTGCTCCTGGGACTAAAGAATTAATAGCTTGCGCTTTTTTATAACTATCTGAATCGATCATCCTGCTATCTCCATAATGGTTAATGTGTTTGTGTTCATATCAGTAGCATGTCTACCTAGCCAGAGGGTATCACCACCAGCTTGTCTTTGAGTTTGAACATTAATAGTAAGTTCAGCTGTGCTACTAGGTTGATAATATACATCGTGATGCCCAGACCAAGCTTTAACATCATCACTAGTTCTATAACACCAATAATTATCTTCTAATACAGTAGTAGTAGAACCACCTGAAGGTGTAACAGTAATGATTAATCTAAACCTTTCTTCAGACCCACCCCCAATATAAGGTGTAGTACTTAGGATAATATATATATAATTACTTGTACTTGCTAATGTAATAGTTTCTGAAAGACCCGTATCTATCCATGAAGTAGAACCAGTATTCAAATCAGATCCTAAATTAGCTTTTCTAACTTGAAGTACTTTACCAGCTCCAGTCCAAGTACCTGTAAGTGTTCCTCCTGCCGAGGTGGTCTGTAACTTTGCAGAGTTATCGTAATAGAGTGTTGCTGCCCCATCAGTATCAAAAGCCGCTGAAGTTTTACCATTAGCGACATCATTTATATATACACCCGCACCCTGTATTGTGAGAGCATTAGTGCTGTTTTTTATATAAGAATTAGATCCATCATGGTATATTTCTAAATCATCTCCAGCACCTAACAGAAGCTTTTTACTATCAACAGGTAACGATACATCACCACCATCTTTAATTCTTAAATAAGTTGTATAACTTGCATCACTATTTCCTGCACTTTGTTGGAAAGCTAAATCGCTACCAGTATCATTAGAAATTATTCGATGGTATTTAACTGTATCACCTTTATCAAATACTAAATACCCTTCAAGATTTGCACCACCTGAAGTTGTGGATAATTTCTTCGTACCATCATAGTAGAGTTCTACGGCTCCATCGCTAGTAAATGAAGCAAGAGTTTCTGAACCATTATTAATAATGAGCTTACCATTTGAAGGCATGATATAATTATCTGTTCCATTATGGTAGATTTTTAGATCTCCTCCATCACCAAATACAGCTTTAGTATTATCTGCAAATTCTAAAGAATCATCTGACATATCCCATGTCAAATCTTTACCAGCATTAGTAGCATTATCGAATATTACATCACCAGTAAATGTACCACCTGCTAGTGGCATTTTTGTCGAATCAGTAGTTGAAACTGAAGCCCATGTAAGGCCCCCTGTATTTCCTGATTGTTTTTGTAGAAATTGCCCATTAGATCCTGAATTACTTATCTTTAAATTTGCTTCATCTACCGTATCGTCAGTAATAGTTAACGCCCCACTACCTGTTACTTCTCCTGAGTGCGTAGCGTTAGTGACTTTCGCTGTATTGGCATCCCTCGCTGTGTTTATAGCATTAGCTAATTTGTCAGTAGTAACAGCATCATCAGCTATTGCGTTTGTTGTGACTTGAGTTAATGCCACTCATCCCTCCTATGTAGGTGTGTTTTCTTTGTTTGCAATAAGAAAAGCTTTGTAATCTGATTTTACTTGATCCGACCAGGCAGCATTGCAGATTCGCTGAACATCTTCATCCTCTTTACTGATATCTGTTTCTACTAAATCATCACTTGCATCAAGTGTTCCTGGCGCTAATACTTTTCTGTGAAAACTACGGGTTAGTTCTTTATCATCTTCTTTAATTATTGTCGCAGTCCGAACTTGTATGTTCCAACGATTAACCACTTCAATCTTATCATTGGTTAGTTCCTTTGTAATAGCCATTAGGATTAATCTCCGATTAAAACAGGTTTATGGCTTAGTTTAAAGACGTGCTAGCGGTCTATGTCGTCCTGTATGTTCCAGAAAGATCCATATACAGAACATTCTGTACATTAAAATCATCTATATCCCAATTGGTCCATGAACCATTAGATACTGATTGTAATCCTTGCCACCAAGTTGTGTTATTGCTGAGATAGAAAGAAGGTCTCTTAGAATTGTCAAATACTATATTATACGTCTCAAAATTAGTAGTAGTTCCAGCAGCACAAACTGGATTAGTTGAGGCAGAAGTACCAGTAAATGGCATATCAGTAATTATTACAGTACCATCAGCGTTCTGATCTAAATCAACACCGTGAAATCTAACTGATACATGAACTATATGACCTACTTTTACATAGTGCCCACTACCACTTACATTATATGTACTGTTATTAGCATTTCCACCTAATTTTGGCGTGAAAGTTCCCACTTCATAATCGTCCAAAGTATTAGCATCAGTATTAGACGTTACTCCTAAACAAATACCTTTACCAGCAGCACCAAAGAATAAGTCACCATTACTTATTTTTACATTTTGAGAGGTATCTATATGTAAAGCTTGAGTAGCTGAAGTGGCATTATTAGTATTTATAATTAACTGATCTGGAACCTGGATATAAGATTCAGTAGCATTATAATGGACGAACCCAAAGTCCCCTCTGGCTGTTTTCAAATATAATTCAGCTTTATTATTAACGGTATCTGTAGCTGCATTTTCAATAACTACTTTGGTTCCAACAGCTCCACCTGTTGTATCTTTCTTTATATGTACTAAATGAGAAGGTGATACTCCTACTCCTAGATTTCCACTAGCGGTTACATTCCCTGTAAGGGTAGAAGTTCCATCAACTGTTGCATTGCCTTCTACAGTGACATTCTGAGAATTATCAAGAGTGATATTGTCAGCTGAACCACCTGTATGACGGATTGTATTTGTGATTAATTTACTCATGGTTATCCAGTTATATAAGTCAAAGAAACAATCATCTCATCATCTACTGCAACTTCATCACTTCCCAAAGAATCCCAACCTCCATTATCTTGACATTTATAGAAATAAAGATTCGTGGTAGTAGATAGATAGCTAGTAAAATTACCTGTGTAAGTATCCACATTATGATGCATAACTGTTCCTACAGAAGTGTTATAGCCATTAGTGGGATTACTAGCAGGTGTAAATGGGACTGTCCCATGAACCGTTGTGCCATTGTTTGTAGTTGTGGCACATTTAAATCTACCAGTTATATAAACTAAATTACCTACTTTTCTATATATCCATTCATTGTAATTATTAGTATTAGTTACACCTCCCCAGCTTGGGTTGTAAGTCCCCTCTTCATAATCGTTCAGACAGTTCGCAGCAGCGGTATCTCCGTTAAAAGCTATACCACCATGAGAACTAATCCTTAACTTTTCTGATGAAGAATCACCATCTGCATTACCTTGGAAAAACTGAATTTGTCCACTAGATCCTCGTATTTCCATATCATTACCACCCATTTTTATGAGTGACTTATATGGACCTCCTGATGTTGCTTCAAGTTGAATAGCAGGTGCAGAAGCATGAGTTATATGTAATAATTCTTCAGGCGCACTTTCTCCAATACCTAAGTCACCACCTAATAAATATGAATCACCATCTGATCTAAATAGTACAGTATTTGTACCATCATTTTTCTTGGAGAATATCTGTCCATCTCCATCTGATGCTTGACTGAAACCTCCTGAAACATTACCATTATCATTCTTAACTTCTAAGACGTTTACATTATCATCGTCTTTATTTTGAATAGTTGCCTGACCATTTATAGTTAAATTTCCACTTGTATCTAATAAGTCAACATCACTTCCTGATGAAGCTGGTCCTTTAATAGAGATCGATCCCCCGCCTGAAGCAGCGGGTAATTTTAATTCACTCATGCTGCCTCCAGTGCTGCAACTTTAGTTTCTAATGTTTCAATCTTAGCTATTGCCTCTTGTAATGCTGCAGTAAGAAGTGGAACTAATTTTGATTGATCTATTCCTTGAGGCATTATTTTATCATCTGAATCAACTGCATCTTTAGTACCTGACACTGCTTCTGGTACAACAGTTTGTGCTTCATGTGCTAAAAATCCATCAACTGTTTTAGACGCATTAGCTTTAAAATTAAAACGTTTAGGAGATAATTCTTTTATTCTAGTAATAGCACCAGTTAATGAAATAATATTTTCTTTTAATCTATAATCAGAGCTAGTATTATAAGACGTAGAAGAGCCAGAAGTCATACAAGACCCGACTAATCCATTGCTATTATAGAAACGTATTTGATAGTTATCACTTGATCCACTGCCAGAAATATAGAATTGATCTTCTGTAAAACCGAACCCACTTGTGCTACCAGTAGGCACACTCGTATTTCCATTAGTTGTTATAGTTCCATCCTGTCCAATACGCAGCTTCTCGGTAGGAGTATTAGATGATGCTGATGTATAAAAAACCAAATGACCTATATTGTTAGATCCGTTATCTATATGACAAATAGCTGAACCTACTGCTGATTTATCATCATTAGTAAAAGCTATACCTGTACCTTCTCCTGTTGTAGAAGATCCACGTAGGACTAAGCCATAATCTGCTGGATCATCTAAATCACCAACAGCATTAGCAGTGGAATTGTTTATATCTAATTGACCAGCCGTGTACGCTCCCGTTGATGTCGTCATAAATTTATTGACGTTATTATGATATAACTCAACTTGACCATCAGGTACACACGCAATAGCTTTTTCTGTTCCAGCTACTCTTAGTATTAAAGCACCAGTTGAATTATCTATTCTGGAGTCTGTTCCATCGTGAAAGATTTGTAGATCTTGACCAGATCCAAATTGTATTCGCCCCCAACCAGCATCAGCGGTTGTACCATCAGGAAGTCTGAAATTACCGTTATTCTGAAGAGTTCCGTATGATGCTGTTTTAAATTTAGCCGAATCATCGTATCTAAGTTCACATGCACCATCAGCAATAAACTTAGCCAAGACTTCACTACCATCTGCTTTTTCACAGCGAACTTCTGATGCTCTTAAATTGATTCTTCCATTAGTTGAATAGATATAATTTTGATCAGATGAATGATAAAGTTCTAAGTCGTCTCCAGTCCCTAAAATTAGCTTTACACCATCGTCATATTCAACTCCTGTAGAACCATTAATAGTTACTGCCATAATTAAACAATAGTGAGTGATCTATTCGCAGGAATAGTGACAGTAACGCCTGAAGCAACTGTCATCGGACCTGGGAAAACAGCATTGTTATTTGCCCCAATAGTCCAGTTAGCACTAACTGTAGCAGGACATTCAAAACCTTGGGCTTGTACTGCAAGTGTTGTTGTTTGATTTCCTGTAACAGCTAAAGTCGATCCATCGAACGTGAGATTAGCCTCTCCCTGAATAGCATTTGAACCAGTGACAGTCGTAATTGTGTTATTGGTTGAACCTGTTAAAGCTGCTCCTGCAGAAGGAAGCGCAGCCCATGTAAGACCTCCAGCTGCACTAGATTTAGCAGTTAGAACATAATCATTAGTAGGTGAATTATCAACTTTTAAATTAGCCTCATCAACAACATCATCTGCAATAGTTAACGCTCCACTTCCTGTCACCTCTCCTGTATGAGTGGCATTTGTTGTCTTTGCTGTGTTAGCGGCAACATCTGTAGCGATATCTATGCCATCAACTGTTCCTGATACTGTGATATTTCCTGTAACCGCTAAAGTAGACCCATCAAAAGTAAGATTGGCTTCACTATTTAAAGTATTACTTGTTCCAGTAGCAGAAATAATCCTATTGTCTGACTGATTATTAATCGTTATACCCGCAGGTACAGATTGCCAAGAACACGTACCATCACCATCTTCTCTTAAGTACTTACTTGCTCCACTCTCTCCCGTGGAAAGAATTGCTGTTCCTTCTGGAGTAGATGTAACTGTCTCCCAACTAGGGTTAGAACTATTGCCATTAGAACGAAGAAACTTACCATTATCAGCAGCTAATCTTGCTGGTGCGCCTGATGCACCCCAATAGAGAACATCACCTTGAGTTGCATGAGCTAACTGTGCAAGATCAACAGTGTCCTCACTAGGAGTACCTATACCTGCACCCTTTTGATAAATAATAAAGTCAGGAGCCGCTGCAAAATTAGTCGCAGTCTTTAGTCTTGATCCGTCAATAATAAAACCTGTTATTCCACTTGTAGAAGTCCCTGAATTAGGTTGTTGAATTACACCTCCATAACTAAGAAGCAAAGTATTCGCTGCTGTTGGACTTACTGCATTGGTTGTTCCATCAGTTACCAAAGTAAAATCATTGCCAGGATAAGAAGCAGCTCCATTATTGGCTGCATTTCTAAGTGCCAGATATGTGAAATTTGTACCTCCACCTCCTGAACCACTGATCTCTGCAACTGTGCCATCGTCTTTCTTGGTAAAGATCTTACCTTCATCAGTCCGTATAGCTATCTCACCGACTGCAAGATCACTTGCACCTGGATCACTACCTGAACCTCTTTTTAGTTTAATTGTGTTAGCCATAGAACCTACCTCCTAGTAATTGTTTTTAGTAGGTTCCTCCGTCTACATCGAAACCAGAAGTCGAACCATCTTCTAAGAATGTGACTAAATCAGACAGAGCTACTTGCTTCATGGTCCCTGCGTCGTTGCAAACAAATCTATCCGCTGTTGCGAGGGTTGTAGAACTTGCGGACGTTCCACCATCCATCAAGTTTAGTTCTGTGGTCGTTGCAGTAATTCCATCAAGGACGTTTATTTCTGTGGCTGTAGATGTAACACCATCTAAAATATTTAGCTCAGCGGCAGTACTGGTTACGCCATCGAGAATGTTCAGCTCAGCAGCCGTTGAAGTAACACTTGTTAATTTACTAACTGGGAGAGTCCCTGTTATTGAACTTGCAGCTAAATCAAGGGCTAATTCTGTTGACTCAATGACGAGTCCACCATTTGATTTTAAATCGACAGAAAAGACATTTCCTGTTCTATCAAGACCATCACCTGCGGTTGTGACTCCAGCAGAAGAGAACTGAGTAAAAGCTAAATTGTTAGTTCCAATTACTGCACTTCCCTTATTGGAAGAACAAACCCAACCTGTGTCAGCATTGGATGTCCCCTGTTCAATAAAAGTAAAAGCTCCGGCAGCATCCGCACCTGCTGCAAAATCATCAGTCCTTGTCCAGCTCCCCCCGTCTACAACTTTATAAATTCCATTTTGACTTGCTGTTGATTGCCCCGCCACCAGAACTCTATTGTTCGCTGCTAATGAAACACCATCTATAGTTTGAGTATTAGCAAGTGTAATATTACTGGTTGATATAACAACACAACTATCTTTTACATCCAACCCCTCGCTGGTGCTGTCAACATACGCTTTTGTAGCCGCATCAGTGTCAGCAGTTGGAGCCGCTAAACTGGTAATCTTTTGACTGTTTAAACCAACAGCAGCGGTAGGAGCTGCCATTTGATCTAATCTATTTACCTGAACACCTGTATCAAAATCAGATATTTTTGTATGAGCTATTGATGGAATATCAGCAGCGACTAATGCTCTAAAAGTAGGAGCTGCAGCACTACCAGTAGTCGGACCACTGAGAATAGTATTGGCAGTTCTTGTATCAGTCTTATTAAAAAACGCTCCAGCTCCACCAACGGTAATGATCGAACTAGCAGAAGGCGGTGTCGAACCGTTGTCACCAAAACCGTAATAGAGTTTTAAATCACTTTCGTTAAACGCTAGTTCTGAAGGGAAGAGAGTAGAAGGAGCACCATCTGATCCACTAGCAGCTCTTTTTTTAATTCTGATCGTGTTAGCCACTAGAAGTTACCTCCGTTTGTAAGTGTGTCTGTGGTCCAAGTATTATTGGCCTTAAGACTTGAAGAACTACCGTCATAATAAACGATAGATTTGTTAACAGCATTGGTTGTATCTATCATGGCTGCGTTAGCCCCCTGTGGTCCTGCCGTTGTGGCAGTAACAACAGAGGTAACAGGAACTTCAACAGTTGTTGTTGTATTTGCATCTGTTACCTCAACAGTATTAGTTGTCTTGGTGACATTTACTGAAGTCATCTGGTATATCCTTGACTCATATAAATTGTACCTTCAACCCAATATTCTTTATCACCTGAAGGATTAGTTAAAAGGATGTCATATTTATATTCATCAGAGGTTAATAATACTGTTTGAGTATCAGTTACTTTCCAAGAAAAAGCCCCTCCACTAGCATTAGTTACCGTAACAGTTGCATCTGCCGCCTTAAGAGTTCTCTCAACGTCCCAAACTTGAGAAGTTAATGTATAACCTGTCAAATTAACAGCAGAACTTGTTGAGTCTTTAAGACTCATATCAATACTATGATCTGACCCTCTTTGGATCGTCATGTTATAAGTCCCAGGTGCAATTGCCATCGCTAAGTCTTAATTACGTACATCATACTCCAGTTCCTTGGTCTAGCTCCACCCGCTGCCTCCGTAATACCACTATCAGATTGACTAATCGAAGTCGAAACATTAATACCCGTATTATTGTTAGATATATTGTTATTTGTTCCTGAGTTATTACTACCTGTAGAGTTATTTCCACCATCATCCTCGTTTCCACCACCACCAAGGCTATGGCTATGGCCAGGGTCATTAACAGATGATGATGCACTAACACTATGCCCGTGATCTAAGTTCTGTGATGTCTGATGACTTGCAAACGATCTCCCTGGATCAGTTCCTTTACCGTTATCAAAACCTCTTATAAATTCACCACGAAGGTCTGGCACATTAAAGGATGAGCCATCAGCTGATCCCCACGTAGTCCCAATTGTTGAGAACAAAGCAGAATAAGTAGTCCTACTAATAGAAGCTCCATTACATTCCAAATATCCAGCAGGAAGAGTTGTTGTTGCCATTGCAAAAACAGATCCTGTAGGAACACCAGCTACTGCTGCCCAAGAAAGCGCACCCGAACCATTTGACTGCAAGAAATCTCCATTATTCCCATCGGAATTAGGGAGAGTTAAAGCAACATCACTTGTTAAGGCAGGTGCAACCAAAGAAACAATGTTTGAACCACCTGAGTCTCTTAGCCTTAATTGTCTACCATCTTCTATTTCTAGACCTGAACTATTCAGATGAGCTATTAACGAACCACCTGCTGTAATACCTAAATCATTAGCAGCAACTTTATATAAACCTGTATCAGTATCTCCACTAAACCCAAGTCCAGCAGAACCTACAGCACCAGCAGCAATTAAAACATTCCCTGAAAATGTAGCTCCTGTAAGGAGGGCCATCCCTAAGTTTGTTGAAACATCTCCAATTAATATCCAACCGTTATCTGAACTATTTCTAATCTTTAATGTGTCTGGATTTGTACTTGTATCTAACCAAAGTTGATGAGCTGTAGTTGTAGAAGGCTCAGAAGATCCAGAACTTAAACTATAAAGCGCAGCAAGATTATTATTTATGTCGGCCCTCACGTTGGCCCCTGTATCATTCGCAATAATTTGGTCTGATTGGGCCATTAGATTCCTTGTCCGTATCCAGTAGCCGTCCAATTAAATGAACGTGCTTGACGAGTACCTCCACTATTGTAGATGGAAACAGCAAAAGCGGTAGCAGAACTACTTGCAATCGTATAATAATCACCTGAATTTGATGTACTCATACTGATTCCAATTGCAGGGGCAGCATTAAATCTCTTAGAGAAAGTAACAGTCAAATCTCCACTAGCAGAAGAAGTCCCAGTACCATTTATTGTTCTTGTAGGCATATTAGAAGCTACTCTTAACTGTTGTATCGCAATACGGGCATCATTTTCACCACCTGTACTTACTTCTGCTTTTAATTCATACCCTCTCGCTTGGAACTGTGCATTATTATATGGTCGCCAAGTTGTCCACGTAGGAGAACTACTAGGGTTATCCTGTGTTGTTCTTATATATAAACTAGCATTTGCATTAGGAGGAGTCGTTCCATCAAGACTTGTGATTGCGTCAAAACCAGTTGTTCCTATTGCTGCCGTTGCATCATAATTTGTACCTAAAGAATCCAAGAAGCTGTTACCAGGGTAGAAACTCCTAACTTTTAAAGTACTTTCTAATTGAACATTAAAGACAGCACCTAAATCTATAGGGTTATTTTGGAATAAATAAGTACCTGTTGTTTTATAATTAGATCCATCTGCTGCGTTCAATAATTCATTATTACCGTTAGAATTCTCTACTACTAAATTTGTTTTTGTCCCAGGGAAACTTGTATCTTCTGTTTGAGTATTAATATTAACTAAGTTGTCTAAATCAGGCTTTGTAAATTCAACTGATGCTGTATTAACACTAAGCCTTCCACCTGAATCAACAAATCGAGCTAAATAAGTTCCTCCTTTTAAATCTGCATAGGCTTCCTTAGCCGTACCAGTTAAATCACTATGAATACTAGATGCAGTTGCCCAAGTAACATTCGTCAAATCAGGGGAATGTCTAAGCCTGACTAATCCACCGACGATTACGTCAAGATCAGCAGATTGAGTCCATTGCAAACGAGCTAACCCGTTAGTAGGGATCATCGTTAAATTAGTAACATCCCCAGGAGCTGCTGTTTTACCTGCTAATGCTTTTGTAAAAGTCGCAATAGTGCTTCCTTTATTTAAATAGTTAACTGCCTGAATCTGAACAGATAATGTACCTGCTCTTAACGCACCAAAGTTACCACCTTGTCTAAGACTGATAGAAGGAGAAGAAGTTGTTAACGTTGCCCAGTTATCATTATCTACTCGATAAGTAACTCTGAATTCTGTAACTCTCTTTCTGTTATGTTGCCAACTTAAATCACAACCTACAAACACACCTTGCCCATCTGAATAGAGAAATTCTTCACCTTCAATATCAGTAACAGGATCAGGTATTGCACTTAAATTACTAATATCTCTAAGAACAATATCTGTACCTGAGTCAACAGAAGAATAAATAGAATCGTTATACTCTAAGGCTACTACTGATGCGATTCCACCATCAGTCTCCCCTACACTTACAACTCTGTATTGTTGAGATTGGATATCAGTAGTCTGGATTAAATAAACAGACTCGTCATTAGGAGCTTCAGTAAAAGCAGCACTTACAGTTATAGTAGGAGGTGAGGCATTTGGAGCGTAATTGGAAATAGTTTTAGTCTCGACAACTCCTGTAGGCTGAATAACAGATAAAGTTGGGCTTTTAGTTAAGTCAACAGAGAAATCATCACCACTATCTATATTTATTACAGTTGTAGTTGACCCTGCTGCAATGCGTCCTGATCTTCTTGTTCCTGCTCTAACTGGGTCGGCAATGTCAATTACCATCCCAGGGCGTAGTACAATTCCACTATCTACACCAACAGCAAAACTGCAAGTTTGAGTAAGAAGTTGCTCGGATTTCAATAACCATAAACCCATCCTATGAGCTTGCCCTTGTGAATAGCACCCCAGGGCTTTTACATCCTTGCTAATAATGCCAAACTTAGCTATCGCATCAGCATCCTCTACATACTCAAACATTGTTTCACCCAATCCTTCGTAAGTCTGGTATGCAACTTTCACTGAAGTGTGCCTTGCTTTTTGCGATACACCGGAATACTCAAATTCTCCATCAATAACATTACTTGGGCCTAATAAATACTGACTATCTTGAGGTTTATCTTGTAAAACTATAGTATTACCAGCACCATAATAACTCATACCTCTAAATAAAGAGGTCATTTCTTTTATAACGGTATAAATATCCTTCCTCTGATTAATTAAAATATTACAAGCAAATCTTGGTTCCTGACCACCTTTTCTATCATCAACTAATTCATTACAGTATTGAGAAATACTATAGAAATCCCACTTATCAAGGGAAGACTCAGGAATCGAGCAGCCGTACCTAGTGGAAATAAGCAAATCATAAAGACACCAGGCAGGATCATTACACCAAGTTGCAGCTCCAAATGTTCCATTCCAGACACCACTATAAGTTACACGCCCTATATGTGTAGTTGTATCTACAGTCGCATTACTTGGAAGTTTAACTTTTATACCCCTAATCTTATATTTACGATCTGGAATATTATTAAATTGTCTAGAATCAAATCGAAGATATGCTAAAGCACTATTTGGATAAGTTAATTTCTCATCAATAATTTCTGTATAACTAGACCAAAATGTTTGACTTTCTGATTTGCTATCTGAATCATCAGCACTAACTCTAGTAACTCTTACATCTACAGGGAAAGAACCTGACAAAGAGAAGACATAATCTCTCATATAAAGGTTACTAGACTTACCTACAATATTGTCCGTCTTTACTGTGCTATAGCCACCTCCGTTGTACTGAGTTTCTATCTTTATTTGTACGCTATTACCTACTAAATCCCCGTCATCTTCTACTCTTCTTAAAGATGGTATTCTGATAGTTACCCTTACTCGATCAGTATTAGCATTTGTAATCTGCCTAACAATAGGACTCCCATTTTCAACTTGGACATTAACACTGTTTTCTGATTCAGAACCATCTAATGCTGCGATATGAGCTTGTGTTTGCAACCCATTTCTAGTCTCTATTGTATAACCCTCAAAATTATTATTTCCACTCGCATCTTTAACGGGTGTTCCTCCTAAATATACAGATTTATACCCATCATCTAATCCTTGAATCTCTCCTTCTGAAAGTAAATCTAATACTGTTGCATACTGAATTGACTGAAGAGAATCATCAGCTTCAGTAGGCGATCCACCGCCACCACCTTTGCCTCCACCACCAGCTCCTCGAATGTAAGGCATCAGACCACCTGATCAACATCAAGACCACTTGATATTACCGAACTTCCAACAAATAATCTTCCATATGCAATTGGGACAGGCGTACCAACACGGGCTACGTTTGCAACCCCGCTAAATGCATAATTCTCTAAAGTCTCCGCCTCCTCTGGTACAGGAGGAGTAGGTGACAGCAACTCACTTATCCCCATAAGTCCCATTGATATACCTAGATTTCCAGCAAACATTGCTATACCTAATTTAGTAGTAGCCACTGCACCTGCCTTTAGACCTATTGCTCCCCCTGTAAATGCTAATGAACCTCCTCCTGTAAGAAATGCTGCCCCTATCAATAAACCCCCAATAAGAACTTTGCTCCATCCACCCTTACCAGCCCCCATCAAAACAGGAGTAATACTAAAAACTTCTCTTTCACTCCAAGGGTAATGAAGTGTCTCAATATTATTTTCCTCAATATGCTCTTTACCCACTTTAACTTTATAGGCAACACCGTCATGCTCACTATCAATAATCCACCTTTGTAAACCGGGAAAGTTCGCACATAATGCTCGTATTGCTTCGGCAGGTGTAGCAACATCTAATTCAAAACGGCTTCGACCTAGCCGCTTCTGTAATTCTCCATAGACCTTAACGATTTTCATGTTTCAATACTTTGGCAGTATTCTTTTGGTAGAAACCACCATAAAGATCTCGTGAACTTAGTCTATCTTGAACATGATGCAAAATCATATTGCCGTCTATATAAATTCCTCCATGATTAGGGACGGTGGCCTCTAAATGCATTAAAACGACAGAACCATATTCGATATCTTCCATAGGTACTTCTATAAAACCTTCATCTTTAAAATGATCTAAATACATACTTTCTCCACGTTCCCACCATCTATCTTTTCGGTCATAATCAGTAAGTTCAATATTAAATTCACGTTTATAAAAGTCTCTAATCAAGCTATAGCAATCAATTACACCGTAATAAAAAGGTCTTCCTACGTAAGGCAATTCATACCCTGAAGGTTCACAATAACCCCAAAATTCTGTCTGAGGATTAACAATGTGCCAAGGTAATCCAGATTTTTCACAAGCGACTAAATCAGCCGGACTAGGAGCATGATTTGTAATTGGATGACTATGAATAACAGCAGTTATTTCTCCTTGATCTTCTGCTTTTATATAGTCATCTGGATCTAATACGAAATGTAAATCACGTTCATCAGCAATATTTTTACAGGGGAAGTAGCGCTCCCTACCTTTAACGATATGAACTAACCCAACACTTTCCCTTGGAAAATCCTTCTTAGCATGTCCCAAAGCCTCTGACTGAATTTCTTCAGATAATTTCATTGAGTCCTACCTGCTGTAGGGAAGGAACCATAAGGCAAATTACCGTTAGCTCCAAAACGTAATTTACAAGAACTTAATCTCTTACCACATACATCTTGAGCAAGAGTAGAAGCAACAGTATCATCTGCCTTCCAATAATTACTACCTGTATAGGAACATTCAGAAGATCTATAGCCCCACTGACAAATATTTCCTATTAATTGTCTTTGCGGAACCTTCTTATTGGGGGAGTCCTGTTTCATAGCAAGTTCAAAAGAGACTACCTCTCTATTCTCAATGGATTTCCTATCTACCTCCCAAATCTCAGTAGGGAACCTTGCGTTAGGGTCAGCTCCAGACTCCCCATCAAGATACTTCTTAAGCGTTCTTACTCGTCTCACCTCTGCACCCCCTAAATCATTACCCGTAGTTGTTGCGTTTACTAGTAAGAGTAATGTTGTCATTACGCCCGTAGCATTACTAATAGTTAAGGTCGGGCGAGGTAAAGTTCCAGAAGAAGAATAACTAAACCCGGTAGCCTCTATAGGCTGTCTTGTGTAACTCTGGGACGCAAATGTTATGTTTCCAGATACATTGGCATTACAGCCATTATGCCACCTATAAACATCATTACTCCCATGAAGTGCAGAGACTAAATGCATCTCAAACAACTCAATTATTGCATCTGGAGCTAATGTCGAAACATCTTCATATACACTACTAATTGCAGTCCAAACAGCAGTATTATCTGTTGTCGTATTACCAATACTCTTTACCCAGACAGGTTCAGCCGAACCACTTGTACCTGCTGTTGTGCATTTAAAAAACAGACCATCTACAGGGACAAGAGAAGGTCTTCTTATATCACCAACACTATATGCAGTATTGGTTGCCCATGCTGCTACTGCCATTATGGTTCAAAGTATTGAGTAAAAGTTGCCTGAATAGAGGCACGATTTAGATAAGGAATTGATTTAGTCCAACTAAAACAACGCCACTTATATGTACTTGAATCCTCCGGTGGAGACCAATCGAATGTCGCACCATCAGCGGCTCTTGCGTCTAAGAATGCTTCTATAGTATCTGCATCAGTTTCAGAAACTTCCCATCTAAGGGTCCATTGCTTTGGATTTTGATTCAACCCATATCTAATAACTTGAGCGTAACCATCACCGAACTGTACTTGCTTAACAGTGGGACCACTCTTCTTTACTGATCCGTACTTTGGATTAATAGCGGGAAATGTTGCCATGATTAATAAAGCATACCTCCAGGTCTTTGCTGTCTACCTATTTCAGCTTGAACAGCAGCACCTATCAACTGCCCTAGCTCCCTACTCTTATTAGCATCCCCCTCAACAGAGGAACCAGATGCATCCACATTAATAACCATAGAACCACCTATTTCACTATTAGGAACAATACTACCGCTACTGCCAGGAACAAACAATTCTGGACCTTTCTCTCCTACAACGTAAGGAGAACCACCAGTTACAGAACCGCCCGCTGCCCTAAAAGGTATGTTTAAGCCCTGCCCCATACTAAAAATATCTACTAAATTAGTACCTTTATCTTTACCCCCACCTCCACCTCCGCCCCAGCTGGCGAATAACTTATTGACTCCAGATTGAAGTATCTGTTTGGCTAAATTATCTAATACTTGAGACAGTACCTCTCCTAAAGTTTTAGAACCCTCTATAGCACTATAAATACCATCAACTATGCCTTCCTTTATGGTGTCTCTTATCTGCTCTGTAATTTGAAGGTTTAAATCAAGCAATTCTTTTTCTCTTCCCCTTTCTTCTATTCTGGCCCTTATTACGTCTAAAGTTCCTTCTTCTAAGGCCATCATCTCCTTCAATGTTTTTAACTGCTCTTGCAGTAACAACAACCTTGCCTCTTCGACAGGCTTCAATTCCTTTTTGGTTTCTAAACTGGCTATTTCCGTAGTCAGCTCGTTTATGGATGCTTGCACAGCTTTATCAGTCTCCCTCGCTTTCTTCTCTATCAATGCTATCTGCTTAGCCATAGCAGGATTAAGTCCATCCCTTCTTAGTTCCAGTATTCTCTTCTCTAAAATGTGTTCATCGTCTAAGCTCTTCAAATGTTTCTCTAGATCTAATTTAGCCTTCTTATAATGAGATTCAGCTGTTTCTTGTGCTCGCAAAGTAAGTATCTCTGCCATAATCCTACCTTGCTCCTTAAGTAACCTATTGACCTCCGCAATACCTTCTTCATTAACCTCACCAAATAACGCCCCCACATTACCTCCCATCTTATTTGTCCTAAATTCCTTGAACTCATCCGAGTACTTATTCTGAGTAATATTTTCGATTCTTTGCCTATTATTTCTCATATCTACGATTCTCGAATCCCCAGGATTATCCCTCTCAAATGCGTCAAACTCACGTTGTATATCCGCACCTGTAAGGGTAGTAATAGTCTCAAACACATTCGCTACGTTAGCCTGTAACTTCAGCCATAAACGCTGCAAATTATTAGTAAAATCAACTCCAACCTCAGAGAATTTTCTAAGAGCACGTACACCATCATCACCTATAACCTTAGCCATATCTTTGGTGGCTGCTTCTAATGCAGCCTGTTTACCAGATAGAGCTTCAATCCTCTTCAACTCTGCCCCTCTAGCCGTATTGGATTTACCCATAGAGGAAATCAAAGCATCTAGATCCCCATTAACAGGGTCTAAAGCTTTCCCTAGATCAGATATGCCAGCTATCATCTCCTGAATAGACGATACAGCAGCGGTAGCAGCTAAACCTCCTGCAAATCCTCCCATCTGACCGCCAAACTTTGCACCTAAACCACCACCTAATGCACCAGCAGCAGCTGTAACTGGTCCCTGCCCAAATAGAAGTGGGAAAGCTCCACTTATTAATGCAGATTGAGTGGCCATCCTATTTCTAGATGACCTTGCCTCTAACCAAGCGGGTGAACCACGCATGGATGCTGTGCCTCTTACAGGAGAAGTATCGCCTTGTATGCGACTTACCCTATCGTTCCAGGCTGGTGAACCTACATCTGTGAAAGCATTGCCTCTTATGGGGGAACTCATCTGCTTCAATTTTTTAATTCTGTCTGCTTCTCTAGCTGCCTCCGCACTTATCTTTTGCTGAAGCTTCAACTTCCTCTCCATAGGTTTCAGCTGTAGAGATAACTCAGAAGCTATTTTCTTAGCCTGGTCGAAATCCTTAGCCCCCTGTGCCGTATTTAATTCCCCATACTTAAGCCTTGCCTGGTCTACATTTACACCTGCTTTGGCTAACTTTTCTAATCTGTCTCTTACGGCAAAGTTTCTGTGCTTGGCTCGCAGCATCTCCATCTCTGTATCTACTTGCTTACCAGCAACCTTGGCCGTTTTTTCTTCCATTATTAGCTTATTTTTAGAAAGCGTATTTTCTAATCTGGAGGCTGATATCAGCTCCTTAGCTTGTTTAAATTCACCGTCCTGAATGAGTTTAATCGCTTCAGCAGATCTAACCTCTTGGTTACTTATATCGACGTTCGACTTCTTTAACCTCAGAGATCTACCTAGCACAGTAGCATTGGAGTTTAATAGGTTATTTTCTGCTGTTATTGTCTTTAATTCTTCCTTACTAGCACCTGCGTTTTTGGAAGTTAACTTACCCAGACCTTGAATATTTGTCTTAAGATCGGTTAATTGCTTCTGTAAACCTTCCTGATTTAACTCTATATTTACTGAATAAGTTGCCCCTGCCACAGCCTTTCCTACTAAATAAAATAAGTTTAGCGCATACCTCCTATTCTAGCCTTATTCCTAGCATCATCGTAGGCTTTAGCTTCCTCTTCATTCTTTAAACTGAAATAAGCACTCCACATAAACAACTCCCTTACAGACATTTCACCTCTTAACTTTGCAACTGTGTAACCCAAACTTTCTGCTACGAAAAATTGTAACCTCAGATATCCGTCATTCTTCAGACTCGCTTTTTACGGCATCTTGGTCAGCCTCCTCTCCCAAGGATTGCATCTTAGACATTATGTCCAAAAGAACAGCTAAAGGTAATTCTCTCCTTAAAGCTGCTCTGTCTGCTTCTGCAAAAAGCTTCTTACCTGCCTCGTCCTCAGCCTTACTTATCAAAACTTGTAAAGCAAAGTCTAAGCTTCCTTCTTCCTCACCCTTGTTGAGTGCTCTTAGTGTACTGTTTATCTGATCTCTGTCAGCAATAGTTATAGGTGTCCAATGTACTTTTAACACCAACTTCTCCCCCTTGAAGATGGAGTAATTACTGCGTTCTTGAATATCGAAAGCCTTCCTAAGCTTGTCGATAGCTCTTTCTGTTGCCATAAGTTTTAGTGCTACCTATGTACTATAGCGCATACTACATAGCTGTCGCTCTATAGTCCGATTTTCCCCCTGCATTGAATACCTTGCTAAAGCCAACAGTAAAACCTGCCTTATTAAAACCTTTGTCTATATCCCTCATTAAATACCTAGCCCTTCCATGTTGTAGGTAAATCCAAAACCAATCAGCAACGGGAGGACGAGGAGTTATTTCGTTCGCAAGCTGTGCATGCTCTGCATACGTTACAGGAGTTCCATCCATACTAGGCATAGTTGCTCCAGGTTTATTCACCGCAAAACCTGCGTACTCAATCATGTTCCCTATATAGAGAGGTTTACCTAAAATTGAGTAAGGTGCAGGGGTGTATTCAGGTGCTTTCCTAGGGACTCTAGGAGGAACTTCAGTGCTGGCCACAGAAGATTCTTTTCGTAAACCAGGCTGAATAGGCGAAGTATGTATATCCCAAGCCCTGTTGAAAGATCCGGTCCACCAAGGACTTACATACTGCAACGTAAAATGTATTTCTGAAGCAGATGCACCAATAGCATCCCCTAAGAGTATTTCTAAATCTTCTGGCAGATGCTTTATATCTCTAGCCATTAGCAGTAAAATCGCAGCTTATAACACTTAAATGATGACTATCCCCCTCTCTATTTATTGTCGTGGGACCATTTATTCTTGATACACGAGGAGTAACAGAGTATGTATCAACGTAACTTGATGCATTTATGTTAGTTAATGCTGTGATAACTATCTCAGATATTGCTGAGGCTTCATAAGTACCTTTATCCATAGGAGTAAGTATTCCACATCTAACATCACCAGAATAAAAAGTAGCAGATGCCCCTTGAGACTGCTCTGTAGACTGTTCAAAGTTTATACTTACCATTACATAACTCTTGCTCTTACCCGGAGTGGTAAAAGGCATATTGTCAAAAACAACAGATACTTTAGGATTCTGCTGTTTAAGCTCAGAGTTTATAGCATCCTCTAAGGCTGCTCTGGCATTAACTAAAGACATTAGAAGATCACATCAATACGAAACATGTACTCCTGCCCTCCCTTGAGGGTGTGAATATCCGTTATCTTCGCCACTCTAGTCGATCCAGAGAAAGTTAAAGTTACTTCATCCTGTAATAAAGGCTGACTATCCCCTATTAGATCTGGAGTCACATATAACCTAGCTTTATTCTCTTGCACACCCGCTTGTTCATTAGAACTTACAAATTCCACAGGTACTTTTATGTTGTATGCGGTTTCCACAGTATGTAGACGGCCTTTTGCCACGTCATAGGAACTTGTGGTTTTCCTTGTGTAAACAATAGAAGTATCTAGAGAACTGCCTAGGTCAGCAACTATCTTCTTTGCTACACCCTTTAGAAGTGTGTCGAGTGAACCTGCCATTTAACCTCCTCTCATTACTCTTACTTGGTAGCTACCAGAACCACCTGAGCAGTATGGTCCTAAGTACGATTGTAACCAAGGGTAAACATCAAAGACATTATTTACTGTCCCTGTACCTTGACTAGATTTAGCGTACTTAACTTCAATTTCACCTAATTTTACTTCCTCAATATTTCCATCAGTTCCCTTATTTCCTGTGAGAGAGTCAGTCTCATTTGCCAATGCTCTAGCCAATTCGTACTGTGCATACTTGATGCCATTGGGTATGGCTGTGCATACCAATTCAACATCATCGACCTCGTAATTGTTTCGGGGCCATTTAAGGGCTTGTTCCTCGTCACACCTGTCACCGTAATAAACAAGACTATCTATCCATCGACAAGCGGAAATCAAAGCTCTGTTTTTAGCATCGTCAGTCTTGTCTGTCCACGTTGAAGAGTCTGGGACAGTTTCAAAATAACTATTAGCTTCAGCCAAAGTTACATAGCTGTTAGAATTTTCCCCTTTTAAGGTGGCACTAATTGTTGCAGCCACAGTTCAATAAATAGATATCTCTCTCATCATAGCGTCATAAAAAAGCCCCACCCGAAAGTGGAGCCTTTTTGATGCAGCAGACCTAAATTGCCGTCATCTAAATAACCACAACTACTATAGCTTATAGAGTAGAAGTGTCTAGAGGTGTGTTAACTGTTAACTGAACAGCTGGAATCAGATCTACATCATATGTAGCACTCCAGTTGTCCTTATTACCAAGAACACTGTTTGTTGGGTTGTCAGCAGCGTTAGTCCACTTAGTACCCAAGATGTGATAAGCAGTGTGGTAGTCAACTGATAGAACATCCTGCTTAGAAAGAATGTTGCGATCAGCTTCAATCCTTAGATCCTGCTGAACACCTTCAAGGATTGTTCCAGACTTAACTAAGTAGCAGTAGTACTCTTTGATGTGACCAGAAGTACCAGGCTGAACTGCGTTCACCTGAGAATCCATGATGACATTCATACCAGCGAATGTGCCGATGCTTCTAGCATCTACACCTGTGCCACCACCACCCCAAGTGACTGCGCCACCAGAAGTTAGTGAAGAAGTAGAGAATGTTAGTAAACCTACCTGATAGAGATAGAAACCAACATTAGGATGAACGATTAGAGTATCTAATTCATCACCACGCTCACCAAGTAGTGCACGAGCCTGAGCTACGTTTGAACCAGTTAAATAGTTAGCTTCAGCAGCACCAGAACTAGCGGCCTTAGCAAGATCTAACTTATTTGTTGTTAGAGCTGTACCAAATAGACCGTGTAACTGATAGAAAAGTCTTTGGCTATTTAACTTGTTGATTGCATCTGCAAGCTGGTTGCGGATGTGAAGCATTGGATCTTCACCAGCAGCCAAAGTTGCAATATCATCAACCGCATAGGCAAAACCTCTGTGGCAGATTGATGCAATCTGTGTATCTGTGGTGATCTTCTGTGGTGTTAAATAACCAGCAGTAGATGTACCCCAGTTAGCCGCACCAGTCATTACCTCTTCAGTAGGTGAAACTGGATTGAACTCAGGAACTTGGATACGTGTACCACCTTCCTTAGCATCAAGGAAAGAGTTACGAGTTACAGCTCCACTCTTAATGAATAAGCTGCGCTCTTTAATTGCCTCACTTACATAGCGAGACAGATTATTTCTTTTAACGATATCCGCAAGAAGGACACCGCCTGAATAATTCTGAAACGGGGCTGCCATTTCACTTAGGGGATTAAATTTGCGAAGTCCAAGTCACGGACTCGGATGCCAATTTCACGGAAATTAGCTAGTTTTTGCCTCTCGTTGCAACACAGCTGCAAGTTCAGGCTCGGTAGATTCTAGGGCCATTTGCCTAGTTATATTAATACTACCTTCTTTCCAGGGATTATTCATACCTGGTGAGACATTTGAGTTAGGAGTTGGCTTTGCACCCATTCCAGCAGCACTGCTTGCCTTGAAATGATGCTCCCATCCTGACCCAGGATTTTTGAGATTAGTTAAGTATGTAGAAAGGTCTTGTTCAACCCCTCCATTTAAAACAACGACACTACCTTGTTCGTTCTTTTTTAACTTATCTTGCAATAATGAGAGTGTCTGCTCTGCATTAATAGCACCAAGATTACTAATAGCAGCCAATGCTGAACTCTTAGTATTTGCAGTCTCATTTGAGACTTTTAAGTTCTCTAATTCACTATTTAGACTAATGATTTGTTGCTCTTTCTCTTGAGCAGTCTTATTAGCTTCTTCCCAAAGATCCTTCCACTGTCCTTGGTCTTCTAGCTTCTTTTTTCGCTCAACATCTGCTTTTTTATAGACATCATCTAATTTTGTTTTGATGCCTGTGAATTTTTCATCACTTTGGGCTATTTGAGCCTTTAAAGCAGCGATTTGCTGTTCATACTCCGCCTTAACACTGTCAAGATTAGGAGCTTGTGGAGCAGTAGTCTCAGCCACGGGCTGTTCAGCAGGAGTCACAGACTCAGGCTGAATTACTCTTTCTTCCATGTTTATTCAGATGTTTTAGGGGTTTCAGTTTTTACAGCTTTTGCTTTAGGAGCAGGAGCTTCTTTCTTGGGTGCAGGTGCAGGAGTTCCATTCTCAGCCGCAATAGCAGCGTCTAGGTCTTCTGCTCTTACACCATTATCCAACTTAATAGACGGCATAATAAATAAATAAGTACCTGACTATTATTGTAGTGTATTAATCGTTTTCAGTCTCTGAAGCAGTGGGTAATACCTCTCCCTGTACTAAAATCTGCCTAAATTCATCTCTATCTATTACTTGTTGATCGAATAGTGAAGTTAAAGCAGTTACATCTTGTCCAATTAGCCTCTCGATATCAAAATCACGACTAATTTTAATTTCTGGTGGTTCTAAACCTACATAAGCCGCAGATAAGTTAAATGCTTTTTGTAATTTCTGCTCTAATTCGAGCGAAACCATCGAAAGCATGGAGTTAGTATCCACTCG